TGATTGAGCACATATGGGTAATTGTGCTTTTTTAAGTAATTATCTAATACACTCTTGTAGGCGGAATTTTTCAACTCGGCAGTAAGTGACAAAAACTCTTGCACCACTGCACGATCTAAAAATGGATAGCGGCCTTCAATACCGTATGCGCCACTAACATATTCTTCCTTGGCCAAATAACTCTCCATGGTAGATCCATAAAAACTATTCCAAGGGAATATGGTTTTGAGATCATCAGGGAACAGCCCACCAAAGTTGCTGTGATTGTAAAACTTCCGGCCATTGAAACCATAGTCACTGAATATTTCATCAGCACCCATACCACTCAAATAAATCTTATGGTTGCTACCTCTTGCTACTGCACATACCATACTAAGGCCATTGCTACCACTGTCATTTTGTAGTCTTGTGCCATACTCATTGTAGTTGGAACTTGAACTGTTGATAGTGTACATAAAGTTTTCTACGCTGTGCTCTATATAGCTATGAGCAGCAGAGTAGATGCTAGGATCTCTGGGAATATAGGTATGATGTTGTCTACGACGCTGATCAACAATATGCCTGGGTTCGTTACTGTCTACAGTAAAGGCAGAATAATCAACACCTTGGCGATCTAGTTCGCAGGCAATCGCACCAGAATCATATCCAGAGCTTAGGCCAATGAAGATACGTTCGCGTATTTTTTCAGTGCGTTTACGTATGCTGTTTTCAAAGGCTCGAGTCCAATCATCAAATGTAGTTTTATGTTGAACTAAGTCAAAGTCGTAGACTGAGCCGACTTTATTCAACTCTAGTGTATTCAAATCCAGTTGCCAAATACTATTTGCTGGCACTGCACGTACATCTGCGAAACCTAGCTGTTCCAGTGGTGTGCGATATGTGCTGATGCCAAATTCATTGCCATTGATAGCATACCATAAGGGTTTGGTACGAAATATATCTGTGCTAAAAATCAGTTTATTGGTTTCGAAGTCAACCAGTGCTATAGCAAATTCACCATCAAATTGTCGACTAAATTTAGCGCCGTATTGTTGATAGGTTGGAATAAGCAGGTATCCATCGCTGGCCAGATCGCCATAGTTATAAATTTCGCCATTGTGCATTGCCACTATGTTATCAAGTTGAAATGGCTGCGGAGTAAATGCGCCACTGATACTTAATAAATTGTGTACAAAAGTAATGCCGTTGATCTCAACTCGACTGGTATGATCAGGGCCGCGAAACTGTAAGTAAAAATTTACCTTTTCAAAATCAATGATTTTTCTATTAGTTATTAGTATGCTACACATCAGCTATGTTTATCTCTCACTATAGGTAGGATTTTGTTGTTACCGCCGTATAATTGTGCCGAACCAGGTAGGTACGCATACTTTATATTATGCCTATGAACCACATATGGAAATAAAACTTGATCCCTAGAACTATATCTACAGATCAGCTCCCACCAAGTCAACATAGCAGATTGCATGGTTGTGTTGTTTCTATAAGCAAAACTAGTAAGTTCAAACAGTCCTGCATTCAAAGGAAACTTAGAGTCACTTAGAAACGTAGCGGCTGCTAAGGCATTATCCGCAGTCTCTACACCAACTCTAGCTACTTCGGCAGCTTCTGCGTAACCGCAGGGACGAGCAGCATGTCTAAACAAGGCTATGTCCTTGTCTGGATCTAGATAAGTACGCACCAGATCTTCTGGATTCATCTGCAATTCACAGTGACTATCATGCCAAATATAAACATCATACCCTGGCACTAGTAACCAGCCTAGTACTTTGGCTAACTTTGCATTACGTCTTGGTGCAAAATAAGGATCTGTGCTAAAATTATAAACTGGTTTGGTTTGCCATACTGAAACTGAGTGCGGCCTATCTACAAAAGCATAATAGTCGGCGTTGGGATAAACTATAGAAGGATCACGAATAGTAGCTGTACCTAACCCTGCAAGGCCTGTTAGTACAGCAATTTTCATGCTTTGTCTTTGCCTTCTAGTAATTCTTAATAACCTTTAAGGCTTTGCGACTGGTATCGTAAACATACTCACGAGTTTCATCTTCCGTAGTGATTACCAAAATGAATCCATTGGCTGCACGACGGATTTCGATTGATTCAAACATAATTGATTTCCTAATAGGGTTGACGTACTAGGATTGTAGCAAATTTTAGCTACAAGGTCAACGACTTCTACGAGCTCTCGGTGCTGAAATATCTCTTGGTTTTGCCGTACCTAATTCAGGTGTGCCCGGTGGGCGAATCGAAACGGGTTCTCCGGTTACACTCTTTGGTTCAGCCACTGGCGCTGGTTTTGATGCATTGTCTTTGGCTGCTTTTGCTGCTTGACGTCCAGTTGGAGTGCCTACCCCACCTTTTGGTATCAGCACTACCTGTGGCATAGCTTCTGTTTCAGGACCATAGACATAGCCTTGTGCTGCACGAGCATGACCACGCATTTCACCATAGCTGCGAAAGTATTGTGCTGTTTCGCTTGGAACATCAACTAATAGTATGCCATCGAAATCACTGTAGGCTTTGTAGTTTTCAAAACCTACATTCAATAGTGCGTCTTGTATCTTGGCCAGATCACCATCAACTAATGCTGAACTATATTCTGTGTTATTGACATGATTAAACATGCCGTCAGCCATTTGCTTGGCCAACTTGGGCATGAGCTTGGGATCAATTTTTGGTCTGATATTCTGAATAAAGTAAGCTATATTGGTGCGATCCGGCATTTGTAAAGATTCTGTGTTTTTGCTTTTGATCCATGCATCTTCTATAGCTCTACGCACACCAGCCATATCCATGGTAGCCTTACGTGTGTTGATCCATCGCCCGCCACTGGCTACTCTGGCCTTTACTTCAACTGCCACTTTGTTTACCTGTATGTCGCCACCCCCGCCGGCACGCCCACTCCAACGAATATCCGGACTTAATACTGCAAACGCAACTTCGCAAGGACCTACCCCTTGACTGACTAATTGTGTACTAAGAATTTTAAATAAATCCAATGCCAATGGTGAGTTGATGAATTCACGATAGTTATGCTGCTCACCATCTAGTAATAGCGCAGTATTGATAAACCCTTTATTGTAGTTTTCCAAGAATGCCATCTTGTCACTGTTGGGATTATCCATGTGCATGATAACTTTGGCAATAGCTTCAGCAAACTTACTGGCATCAGCATCCTTACGTAGAATTTCACGTAGCCTGATCGGGAGATCGCCAACTGTAAGAGTGTTGAGAATTTTTTGTAGCAATTGAGTGTCATCAGTTTTCTTAATTGCATCAATGATTTCCTTTTTGAGAGCAGGGTCCTCAAAAATATCAATTAGTTTGCGTAGGTCAGTCATAGTACATTATTTATGTTGAAGACCATGAATTAGATCGTTGTGTAACTTATGCTTGACCTTGAGATATTCTAGTTCAAATTCGTTACAGGCAGCTTCTAAACTGTCTGTACGATACTCAGCATAAAGGCCTAGTCTAATGATATTAGCTAGGCCATTTAGGTTATCTTTGTGCTGTTGAATATCAACTACATGACGACAACTACGACTGGACTTAATTGCGTCCCATAAATCTAGTAGTTCTTGAGCTCGAGTTTCTGTTTGGGTCACACTGAGTAATCTTCCATGCCAGCGGTCTTTAGCCTAACCAAATGCCCCTGCATGAAGTTTTTGCTTTCAAGACCTTTGAGTATACCCAGATATTTATTGCGTAGCAAGGCCACTTCGTTGATTATGGTTTCATAGTCAACCACTTCGTCTTCGCCATCTACGTACTTTTCTGCATCACGACTGCTTAGGACTCTGTTATATGATTCCAAGTACTTTTGGAACCATTTACGACGTATCTTGCGTAGTTGTATGTTTAAGAAATTAAGCACAGCTTCAATCTCTTGTAGCTGATTAAAGCGATGTTCAGTAATCCCCGGTAGCTGACTTATGCTACGTTCTACACTGCCACGTATTTGACATTCTAGTCTGGCTTGAGCTAGTTCGGCTTCATAATAAGCAATGAAGTCAGGAATGTTGGCAATGTCCTGTACTACACGATTGTACCACATTATTCGTCATAGTCTTCGTCGTAGTCATCTTCGGCTTCGCCGGCGTATTCTTTGAAAGCACGACCTAGAGCCGCATCAGTGCGTCCAAATTCCTTGAGTTCAGAATCATCAAGATAGTCTACCATGATACTCATAATGTTATCGGCGGCTTCTTGACGATCCTTAATAGGTATGTACTGCTTTAAAATTGAGTATGCTTCACTGAGCACTTCTACATCAATGGTCATTTTGTTTTCCTACATTTGAAAGACTTCGCTAAACGTAGCACAATACCTTCTACTTTGTCAAGCTCTGTACGTGTGTCAATTTGCTCTTTTAGATCACGTAGATTGGTTTCTATCAACTCAAGATATCGTGCTAACTTTTCTATTTTAGCTTCCAATTCCTTGTAGCGTTCTGGCATTATTCAACATCGGCAGTATCCTCCGAAGACTCCTGTTTGGTAACCTGGTGTGGATTAGCTACGAAATCGGCCATAACCCTGTCCAGACTTGAATCATCATTGCGTTCCCAGGCCTTTCGAAACTGCTTGATCACAGTGCCGTCTGCCAAAGTGTATTTAAGACTGTTGCCATCTTTTTGTAATAGACCCTTGCCTTCAAATAAGTCAACTAGACCACTGTATGGGTTCATTCCCGTCTCATAGGGAATTTTGACCTGCACCGATTCAAAAGGCTTGGCGTAGCGTGTTTTCATAATCTTACAAGCTGATCTAATACCTTTGACTTCTGAGATCTTGTTGCCGTCCTCGTCCTCTTTGAGCTTGAGCTTACGCATGGCTACCACAATGCTAGACGCATAGATAAAGCCTTGACCACCTGAGATCTTGTCATCAGGGTCAAACATGTCTTGACTAGCATAGGTATGGTTAGTTGCTACTAAGCCAATGTTTAATGAACCAAACATGTTTACGCAGTTACGAACCAGTGCTGTAAGTGCTTTGGGTTTACGACCTAGGTCACCTTTAAGGTCGCCAGCATCAAATTGATTCACATCAGTAGGAGTCAACAACATACCCAAACTGTCTAACACAAATATAACCTTTGGTCGTGACTCTTCAGGAATGGTCTTGTATTCTTTTACAAACTCAGAAATCATCTTGGCCACATCGTCAATCATGGCCATATTCAGTTTCAGTAACTTACCTTCACTGGTATCTACACCCAAGGCCTTGAGCCAGTCTTCGTCTAAGGCGTTTTCAGTATCAATTAGAATAGGATAGATATCTTGTTGCTGTGCATGTCTAATTAGATTACCTGAGCATATAAAACTCTTACCTGCGCCAGATTCACCAGCAAATACCGTTACTTTACCAAGAGGCACTCCCCTGTCAAAAGCACCTGAAATTAGGTAGTTTAAGGCGTAATTTCCAGTGGAAATCCAGTCTGTAGGGTCGTTAAATCCAATGCTGACACCTTCGATGCTCTTAGTTATGCTTTTTCTG